CCCGTCCTCATCGACACCGATGGAATGACTTCGCTCGAATGCACATCTATTGGAAACGCGGATGCGGCCAAGGACGCGCTACTGGTGAATCTTTCTTTCGGTCTGGTCGAGCGCGACGACGAGACTCTGAACCAGGGAGATACCGTCCTGAGTGGCGGGGCTTAAACCTTTTAAATTTTCCAATCACGAGGGATAACAGGATGGGATAGTTTTGGCCACACGTACATGGGATGCGACAGACGGAGTACTAGCAAGTACTGATGCTAACTGGGTCGGCGGAGTGAAGCCGGTTGCTGGAGATAATATACTCTTCGATGTGAACTCGGCGGCGCACAACTGCACGTTCGATTTGGCTCTTGCTCTGGGTTCTTTCACCATGACTGCGGATTATTCGGGAACAATCACGCAAGCCGCTTCGTTCTCGGTTACTGAATATTCTCAGGCGGCGGGGACTTTCACGGGAAGCACTAGCTATTGGCTGACCGATTCCGGACCTTTTACAAGTGTACTCATTACGCCAAATCTCTTAAAATTGAAGATGATTGGAAATGGAAACACCATCAGTCTATCGAGTACTGGAGTATATTTAGCCAATCTCTGGATAGCCGATAATACGACATTGACATCAACAGGGACAGATGCGGGAAATGGATCGCAGGGAGTTTACGCGAATGTTCTCCTTCAAGTGGACTCTGGGAAAATCTTCACTATTGCGTCTGGAAAAGTATTTCGATTGAATGCGAATCCGGTAACCTTCCTCACAAATTCTGGAACAATCGCAGGGCCAGGGACATTGCAGTTCTTCTTCCATTTGGAAGATGCAACAGCTTCATTCGGAATTGTGAACGCCCCTGTCGATGTTTATCATTACACAATCACAACCGCAAATAGGATATTCACCGTTGGAGCCGCAACGACATTGGGGTCAACACCGACAATCCGCTCTGGCCATGCTTCGGAAACTATGGCAATTGACCTTTCCGCATCGAATTACGCTCTCTCCGCAACCGACATCACGATAGGAACGAGGGGAATTTTGAACGGTCGCGGGAGCGTCATCACCTGTAACGGAACCTTCGACTCAAGCGCGGGCGCATTCACGCAAGGCACATCCACTCTCATCATGGGCGCGACCGGGAACCTGAAATGCGCGGCAGATGGGGGTTACAATCTGAGAGTCGCGGAGGGAGTAACGACGACACTCACAGCCGCATTGAATGTCTACAAAGACCTCCGCAACATGGGCACGCTCACGAGAGGCGCGAATACCGTTTCACTTCTAGGAGCGGGAGAACAAACCGTTAGTGGCTATCCCGACACGGCGATCACGGTGAACAGTACGGGGCCGGTCATATTCCACGAGTGTGCCCATCACCATGCGGATGTAACAGCTACGGCGGGGACTTTCATCTGGACAGGTTACGGAAGATATGTCACGCATGGCAATCTATCCATTAGTGCCATCTCGCGCAAACCCGGTCCATTCGACGACGTCGAGAACCTCAACGGTACTCTGACCTTCGATGCCGAGACACGAATGAAAGACCTTATTACTGATGTGGGACAGACGACGGTTCAATCGGCTGGCATACAACTGGGAATTTCTGGCAAGATAAGCACCGCTGGAACGTTCACGCAGAACACTCCGACGAAGATTGTTCGCACTCGGGACATTGCCGATAGCATTCCGTTCCCAGTTCAATTCTGTGTCAATCAACCGAAGGGATGGGGTGATGCCTGACGGCCCTGAGCACGGACAACGAAGGCAAGAGGTTGACGAGGAAGTGGGCGGAGGAGCACGCATTAGCGCTCGTCCATCCGGATCGTTTCACCGACGAGGAACTGACATGGCTCGACATCGACCCGACGACTGCGACCGAATCGAACGACCAGAATCCGGATATGTTCCTAATTCACACGCAACCAGAGGATTCGCGCACAGAATCTGAAGATTACGATATACGGAAGAGACCAGAGGTAGGTGACTAAAATGGAGCAAGCAAAGTTGGCAAGGCTACTCGCAGTTGTGGTAGCGATAATCGTGTACGCGACCGCCGCGTCTCAGGGGGAACTCTGGAACCTGGGCATCGCGTTCGCGGTTGCCGTAGTTGCGAGTATAGGCATCTGGCTCCAGCCGCCCACGGACTTAGGCAATTGGGCGAAGCTGAGAGACCATCTGCTCCTGAGCGTGCCGTTAGCAGGACTGAGCGTGATCGGCGGATTGGTGCTATTCACAGACGGAGCACTTCAATTCGCGACCATCTTCGGACTGTTCATCGGACTGTTCACGACAGCGAGCGTCTTGGAGCAGCGCCTCATGGGAGACAAACCGTGAGGCAAACCCTTTCCTTTCATTGGAGGGATAGACATGGATGGCATAGAACGACGGATTTCCCATTGAGGAGATGAAGATGGTAACAATCGAAAACGAAGACCCGAACCAGATAGCGTTCTCCGTGAAGGGAGCGCCCGGACAGTTGCCCGCCCTAATGGACCTTCAGGACAGCAACGGCATCAGCAAGTTCATGGTAGACAAGGACGGGAATTACTTCTCGGCCCCTGTTCAACCGTTCAAGTACACATCGTTCTATGCTTCGCTTCAGCAGGCAGTAGACTCTCTTCCGACCGACCCTGCGACCGGAGGCGGAGCAATCTTCCATCCGAGAGGGACGATGTTCGAAACGGGCGGAACAATCATCCCGTCCCATGTCACTGTGCTTGGAGAGAATCGGGACACCTCCATCTTCGACTATGAGAACTGCACAGCGGTTCCCGTTTGCCCAGAGTGCGATGAGGAGATGCCAGTCATCGCCATTCGATGCACCTTCAACGATACAGACGGGGGAGGAGGAGCGGTCATCGAGTCGGGGATGAGAGACCTACACATCAGGGCGAAAGTAAGCGAGACCCTTCTCAAGGGCATCGGAACGCACTGGCTCAAGACTCCTGGACAACCCGAAGTGGACACGCTCTCAGGCGGGTGGAGAGTTCAACTCGAAAACCTGGACATCTGCAACTTCAGGAATAACATTTGCTTCTCTCCTGGAGGTGTTTATGGCCTGTTGGGTCTGTCCTCGTTCAAGCATCTGAAGCTGAAGAACTCGTACGAGCAGTCTCTCCTGATGCTAGGAGACAACCGTTCGAATCTCTATGAGGATGTTCATGTCGTCGGAATCCGATCCGCGTGGTATGGGTGCGCCCTTCTCCAAGCGCACTATGCCTCAGCCGTCATCAAATCCGTGTTCGAGGCGGGTTCGGGAACAGGACTTGAAATCAGTTCGTGGAGAGGCGGGGTTGTTCACGGGAATTACTTTGAGTCCGTGATGACAGGTCTCTCCCTTACCAACACGACAAACGCAGTCGATGTGTGCGGGACATTCATGTACGGCATGGGCGACTCTGGGTTCTTCGTGGACACCTCAACGAACAACTCAATTCACCACACGCTGATTCAGTACGGGTCTCCGAAGACTTGCGGGTGGAGCAATCAGATTGGTGGAAACCGATTCTATGCCTGCCAGCACGATCTGTATGAAGGCGACCCATACCACTACTTCGCTCCATCGGTGACTGGTATTCCAGCCTACATCGAAGACCCTGCAACGGGCCAAATACAGTCTGGACAGGTGAACTACGGGAGCGGCCTGGGAGCAGACGGTCTGGGAAACGCACAGTTGGTTCTTCGAGTCAAGACCACTACGGGCGCACCGACTGATGCACTCTATGGAGCACTCGTGGGAACTCTCGTCTACAACTCATTCGACAAGGTGATGTATGTTCACGGACCGGACGGAGCGAACGACTGGGATGTGATTTGATGGTCTTGACCACGGATGCGGGACAGAAAGCGAGATGCGCTAATCCGCGTTGTCAAGGGGTCATCAAACACGGAGAGAATGTCGGCATCGTGGACGATGGCAAGAACTTGTGGCACTCCGACTGCTGGCGCGACAGGTTTGGCCCCGAAGCCGCACAGGATACAAAGTGGTTACAAGAGCAAGGGCGCGATGTTCGACGGCAGAGGACACTGCGCTGGGCCAACTTCGACAGGCAACCTGCTGGCGCGTATGGAGCAAGGAGAGTGGCGTAATGTCATCGGCACTAGATATTGCAGGTGTGACAGTAATACTGACGGCGGATAAGACATTCAATTTATTCACGATTACGGATTCAGTTGGCGGCGGGACATTGACATTAGAATCCGGGTCGACTTTGGAATTCGATGATGCCGCTGGAGCGGGATTTCTGGCGAGTGCTGTTGCGTTCACTATCATCATCAATGGTAATTCGACGAGCAAGTGCACTATCAAATCGGCAAACTCATATCCGGATTATCGGTGGACACTCCCGCTTCCGGCCGCGATTCTCGGCGACCACGCAACAAGGTGCATCTTCAGAGACTACGTCGGCAGTTTTCCGTCCGATGCTATATGGCCGAGGAACAACTGCGAATACATCACCGACCCGTACACATACGCAACCTCGACCGAACTCGTTAATCTCACCGGAACCACACTAACGGATTCGGTTCTACACGAGATCCTCGGTCAAGCGACGAACGAGATCAACTCACGTCTAGCGATGGATGGAATCACCGTATCGAGCGCGAGCGACATAAACCTAAGAGCAATCGGACTCAACAAGGCATTCGCTATGGTGATGCGCCGGATGCTCGCAGACGGGACACGTTCGGGTTCGATAAACACGGACGGAGGTTCCAGTCCTGACCCGATGGTTCTGGCAAATGAGCGCGAGACGATGGCGGAGACACAACTGAAAGCGTACATCCGCGAACATCTACCCTCTACACGTAAGAGACTCTGGGCATTCAAGGTGAACGAACACGGTTGAACTTCAGATGCCTAATATGCAGGCGATTGTAGACCATCTCAGAGGGTTGGCCGACCAGTACCCGGACGCGGTTTCGATAGCACTTCAACGTCCACTTTGGGAAATTCTGGGCATATCAAAGCAGCAATGCCCGGTCAAGACGGGATATATGCGAGGTTCCGGGTATGTTACAGAACCAGTTGTCGCTTACGGACAGATACTCGTCACAATCGGATACAGCGCGGGATATTCTTGGTGGGTACACGAAAACCTAGAAGCGTATCATCACCCGCCCACGAAAGCGAAGTTCTTGGAGGAGCCTCTTCAGATGTATTCAAAGAACATCCCGGAGGCAGTTCATAGCGAAGTGAACAGGATACTGGGGATTTAAAATGGTTCTTACTGAGGATATTGTCGCTCAGCTCGTGACGGGGGCGGTAGGTGTAGCCGGTCATATCGTCGGCACGACTATCACCCCCTCAACGGGAACGATATTCGAGAACACGCTACCCGCCCTCCCGGATGACTGTATTGCGGTGTTTGCATACGGGGGAATCCCGCCATCTGTAGACTGGGAGGGGGAGTTTCCTAATATACAAGTTCGTGTACGCGCGACTTCTCACGACACCGCATACGACAACGCTTACCATGTAATGCACACGCTTCACAAGCTCACGCGCACGACAATCAACGGCACGATTTATTACTGGGTCGCGGCCAAGCAATCGCCCTCTTCATTGGGGAGAGACGCGAAAGGTAGACACATCTACGTCGTCAATTTTGATGTCATAAAGGAGATGGAATAATGGCAAACTACTCGCCCGGGGAACTAGCGAACTTCAACTACATTACCGAAGCGGTATACGGAACGACCCCCGCGACGGCCCTAGTGTGGGGATGTACCATCGAATCGGCGAAGCCGAAGGTCAATGCTCATCAGGCATTTCACCTTGGCTCGACTTCACGGTCTTACTCAGATGTCACTAAAGGCGCGTGGGACATCGGATTTAAACTGAAGGGATGGTCGAGAGCCTTATCAGTAGCGATCCAATGGCGCGACTTCTGGGCTATGTTCGGCATGGGTAGTATCACCGCGCTCACCGAGCACCTGCCATCATTCTCGGCGCAGTTTCGGTTCGATTTGGCGGCAGACGTGTACTGGCACTTCAACGGGTGCAAGATAAACAAACTGAAACTGTCTTGCGACGGACCGGGACAGCTCATCGACTTCGAGGCGGATGTCATAGCAAGATGGGTCGAGAAAAGCCTTTCGAAGACATTGGCCGGGCTACAAGCGGGTGTGGTCGTTGGCGCAAATGCCACCGATGTCACGACTGCCATATTGACCTGGAGCGGGGTCTCCCAGATCAACATAGCTGCTGGAGGTTTGGTCGATTGGCATCCTAAGAGTTGGAGCATCGAGATAGACAATGGCTTGGATGTGACGATGGGGAACATCTACGGGGCAGACACGCTCTATTACCACTGCGCAAGAGCGATACAGGAAGGCAAGAGAGACATCGTCTTCACATGCGAGGTCGACCTGGAGAATGAGACTTACAACACTGCGAAGTTGGCGGGTTCTGCAATTACATCCCTCACGATCCCGATAGACGATGATACCATCACACTGGCGAACGGGGAGATAATGCTCGAAGACGACGACCTCCCGGAGTTCAAGAGGGCCATCATGGTACAACCGTTGAGAATCCGATTCAAGAGTATAGCGGTCGAGTGAGGTGTTGGAAATGGACGACGAACGAGCACTGACATTCACGCTAGAGACGCTTCGGACGGAGAATCGCAGTGAACATCACGAGATACTCACGAAGCTCAACATCCTCTGCACCAAGGTCGCAGTCACGGAGAGCAAAGTCGAAATATTGGGCAAGTTCAAGGATGACCACGAGGAAGAGCATTCCAACGACGACCGGACAGCTCTCGCATACTTCATTGGATTTATCATGCTCGGTCTCGGACTCGCGGCAGACTTCATACTGAGGCGATAGACGTGCCAACCCCGCCTCTGGACCTCGTAGAGTATGAGGGCCGACCTCCCTTTGCTGATTTCAAGCCCGTTAGTATGGATGATTATATCGAACAGAATGAGACGCGCTGGGCGTTTCGAACATCCATAGGTGATGTCGTTCTGAAGAAATTGAGTCAGATGGACCGAGACCGAATTAATGTGGCTTTCTTCGAGGAGCGACCCGACTTGGTTGTCATTCTCACGGAGGCACAACGTCTGCGCGAGTTTCAGCGAAAGGGAATCCCGTTGGACGCGGAGCATGAAAAGAAACTCGAATCGAGCGCGAAGTTACTACGTCCTCTGCAGGTACTCTTTTCGATGGCGTGTTTCGTGAAATACAAGTTCGACGAAAGCGGGGCGATACTACTCGACGAGGAGGGACGCCCGAAGGAGTTTCCGATGTTCGAAACTCTGAGAGTATATGACGCCTTCCTTACCGCATTGAATGCTGAAGAGGTCGACAGAGTCTATACTTTGCTCACCGAACTTACGAGCATCCGATCTGCGACGGCTTCGTGCGAGATATTACTCTTAATAGCGAAGGAATACGGCATCCCAATCTCGAAAAATCTCACACTTAAGAACATGACCGCCGAGCAAGCGGACATATTGGTGAACACCCTCGAAAAGAAGGGCGAACTGATGAAGAGGGAGATGGACAAGATTGCCGAGTGATTTGGCATTCCTAGAGATGGGAGATGCTGAGATAGTCGGCGGTTACGAATCCGCCTCTTCTAGCATGGGAAGTTACAGTTCGCGTTCTATGAACCTCGGCATGGAAGGCATCTCCATCAGGTCCGTGTACCAGCCGATAATGGCCTTGGAAGGACTCGGCGTTCACATCGACATGAACACTCAGTTGATGAAAGCTCTTCGAACGGTCATCATCACGAACTATTCTATACTCATGCTTCAGGGCGCGTATCGGTCCATCGTCAAAGCTCAGACTGCGAGAGAATTGGCATTAGCGACTGGGGAGACGACCGCGATGGCGATAGCGCAACAGTGGCACACGATTGCGATGGCAACAGGAGCGGCGATCCTAGTCGGGGCCACTCTTAGCGTCGGGTTCGCGGTAGGCGAGAAGATTGGTTCTGGAGATTGGAACCTTCCCGGGGGGAATCTGGGAGTACCTCAAGAGAGAAGGCAGATGGAGCACGCATTAACAGGGACGGGGGTGAGGAGACGTGGATGAAGAGATACGCTATACACTGACACTTGTAGACAACATCAGTCCGTCCGTTGCACGCATCGAAGCCGGGCAAGGCAAACTCGCGTCCCAGATGCAGGCAACCACACAGATAAGCGATAGTCAGAAGATCAGTTTTCTTATGCAGGTCCAAGCAGTCCGATCCATCGACATGGGTTTCAGAGGCTTGAGCAACGTCCTCATTTCAACAGGAATAGTCGGCGGCAAGACTGCGAAAACCTTACAAACACTAGGTATGGCGATTCACGGGGTATCGAGTGCGTTCCAACTACTCAAGGGCGCGAGGATGGTACTCATGTCATTGCAGGCGGCTGAGGTGAGCCTCGCGTCTGTTGAGACGTATAGAAGTGTCCTTCATAGTCCGGCGAAACTGGCTCTGGTCGGGTTGGCTCTCGGGGCGGGCGCGGCGGCGGCCGGTTACTATGCGGGCAGAGGATCCTCGAAGACGACGGTCAACAACACAGTAACATTTGCGCCTTCGGGAAGTTCGCAAGATCAGCGAGAGATGGCGACGGGAATACTTAATATCATAGGAGGATAATCACATGGCTTTCACAGCTACGAAGACAACGACTGGGGCGGGAAATTGGAGTGCATCTGGAACATGGACTCCTGCGGGCGAACCCGGCGTCAATGACGAGGTCTATGTCATCCACGCGGTCACAGTAGACAAGGACATCACATTCGCGGATCTTTATGTTCATGGAGCCGCGCTCATCTGGAACTCGGGTTGGAGTGCAACTATCAAAGATGCTGCTGGAACGCACACCGGAGGAATTCATATAGCGGTGGAAGCGACCGCGTCGACTGGATTCTATCGCGTCGATACCGGAAACCACCTACCTTGCGTCTTGCACTCCCAGAATGCCGTTCCGACATATCCAATCCGAATGGAGGCGACTGCCCCAGCTGGCGTGGATGCCAGAGTCTTCGACATGGAGTGGTTCGAACTCCGCAACTTCGCTCCGAGCATCGGACATACCGGCAGCATTCTATTCTTCAATACGGGCGATGTCACGAATGACGGCATATTAGACACTCCCGTTCCTCTGCGCCGAGACCAGAAGATAGACGAGATATACTGTGAAGGACGGAAGTATAGCCGTGTCTATCCCGAAGGCGGGCACGCGGGCGTCATCGAGTTATCGGGCATGGTCCCGTGGATCGGTTGGCAGTGGCAGAAACTGATCGACATGAGAGATACTCGCACTCGAATTTCTTACTTCGGTCAGTTCTGTTCATTGCCTAAAGCGTTCATCGAGTCGCTTAGGTTTGGAAACCGCGACGGACCGTACATCCCGTTCTCCCTTACGCTGGTGGAGGATAGGTAATGTCTCGATTCAGACTAACATTCTGCAAAAGCATTTCTGGGACGGACAGATATTATTCTATCACGGAAGCGTCTCAGCAGGCAGTGAATTCCCGGCCGATGGAACAGACGGAAAATCATCCGAGAAAACTGACTGTAGTACTCAACAACCGAGAGATTGTGCCCGCGAATAATTTCCTTAGTCCTTCATTCGCTGGCTGGGATACTGGAGCGGCTGGCGCATTCAGCATCGGCGATATAGTGGATTACTATGTCTATCCTGACAGCACACCGACGACGGAGACGCGGGTATTTTATGGATTTATCACCGAACTGTCTCAAACAAGCAATGGATTGCTAACTATCGTTGCTAGAGATTATTTGGAGAAGTTCGAACACATCCAACCGAGCGCCATCATCTACAAGAATTATAGAGACCGCGTTGTAATGCCTCATACCGATACTGATGCGGTCCGGACAATTAACAGTGTTGTCGATGGCTCGATTGCGTGGCCAGCCGTATTCGTAGGATTCGCGACCACCGATGTCACCAATACTCTGGGTGATGGAACGGACGAAGTCGATTCTGCGGACACTTTCACCTACGACATCGCGCAGTCCTTCACAAGTCTCGGCGAGGCCATAATAGGATGCAAGTTCTATTATTACTGCCCCAGTCTGACAGGCACTCTCCGCGTCTCGCTTCAGTTGGACAACGGGAATAACGCACCCAATGGAGTCACGTTGGCGTATGTCGATACGGCAGTATCCGCGGGGCCGAGGGTTCTCGTTACTGCCGACTTCACGACTGCAAGTGTCCCTATCCAAGTTGCGAAAGGAAGAAAGTGTTGGCTGATTTTTCAACAGACTACGCACACCTGTACCTGTAATCTCAAAGCACAAGACCCGATTGTGGGGGACTCAGCGGACTACTATGTGCGACCTTATACGGGAGGAGCGTGGGCGCTTTCGACAACCAATAAGAACATCCTCTGCGACATTCACTACGCTAATTACGATGAGGTTGCACCGGAGGATTATTATTTCGACGCCGGCACCTCCAAGATCGTCGTTCGTTTGAATGGCATTCCCATTACAACGGTGGATACATACTATACAATCTATCGAGGTATGGTATCGTACTATTATGGCACGATTACTACTGAGGACATCTTCACCAAATTGGTTTGCTACGAGGGGGGCGTAGGCGCAGACTTTGACCCTGCCCTTGACACGACATATTCACTATATCAGACGCGTGGGAAATCGATCGGCGAATGTTTCCGCGAATTGGGTGATGCTTACGAGACGACAGGAACATACAGTGGGTATCAGCATTCCATCTGCGCCAAAGGCGTTACAATCTATTTCGGGTTTCGACCATACGCTGGTGACAGAACATTTGCACACGGAGCGGACTCCACCACCGACGATGAAATTCGTATCAACTCCGTCAACCTGAGGCGCACAATTAATCTCAGACCCGCCAGCGTGATGGTGATAGGGAAAGGCGCGACCGGTGCGCCCATCATCGTCCAGAGAGATGACCGCGCCCTGACGACATCATTTCGAACGCAGTCGAAGATGGCTCTCTTGACGACGCACACGGACGAATCCATCAACACACTCGCCGACGCAGACCGAAAGGCGTGGCAGATTCTCGACTCATTCGCGCGCGGGACATGGGAAGGAACGATAACCGTGGCAGGAGTGTTTCCAGACCTCTTCGATCGCGACGGTGCATCATCCACGTGTGGCGCGGGCGGGAGCATTCATCTCAAATATTCTCCACTCGGAATTGTCAACGAACAGTTTCACGTCAAAGGAATCGTCCTGCACGAGAACACGACCGAGATTCAAATCTCGAACGAAGACGTACTGGCGCTCAATGCGTTGACTGATGCCAGGGGTCGGGCAGAGCGAAGTGAGTCCTTTATCGCTCCAGATGACCCTTTCTCGACGGTGTTCGTGTCGGGATTCTCAAACAATGTCGTGACCGATGCCACATTATACGCACAACTGGAGAAGGCAGAGGACACCGCCATCGACGGTATGACGCGGGTGCTTTGTACCAGGACAAGCAACTCTCGCTACAATGATGTCACCTATCACGCCGAGTTCGCGATGGAGAACGGGTACACGATAGATGGGTCGACAATCGTCAACCGGGTCGCTCTTTACACCGCGGCGGGACTGTGGATTACGAACATCGGTTTGTCGTTCGGTGAACAGTTCCCGAAGTGGAGAACAACTCGGGTCATTGCCGAGATCCACTGCAAGGCAGCGGCTTAGAAAACAATATATGCGGGTAGGTGAATCGGCATCCGATGAATATGGGCGATACATACGTGTGGCGACGCTTCCCGGGAATCGCAGTCCACGAAACGACGGTGGACATACTCTGGATCGGCGGGGTACTTATGCTCGCGTTCAGCTTCGCGGATATGCGCCTTGGCCTGATGATTGGCCTCGGAGTGTTTGCAGTTATCCCCATACGAAGGTTCTACCTCGAGATTCGCGGATTCCTTCAGCGTTCTTTTCGTTGGTAGGATTACTAACCGAATGTGTTTTTAGCCTTTCATTCCGTTGGTAAGATTAGTAACCGAATGCGCTTTTTCGGTACGATATTCGTATCGGCAAGAAAAATAGTCCGGTTCGACAATCACCGATTAACAGGTTGTATTTACTGTCTTTCGCAAGTTTCTAATACTCGTGCAGGAAAAGGAGGAGTGACCCCTATTCGGTTAATAACATTATTTTATTAACCGAATTGCTAGGCACTCTTTTCTCTAGTGGAAATCAAGGTCTTCTTCTTACTTCTTCTTACTTCTTACTTGATCCTTTTCAAGGAAGGAGGAGGAGGAAGGTTAGAGAAAGGAGTTCGGTTGTTAAGGTTAGTAACGGAATGGGAGCGGGAATGTGTGTGCACTTGTATGCATCATGCTACACGGTTTGATAGGAAAACCGCGTCATATCATCCCATATCTTGGGAGGTTGTGACGCGCTGGTCCAAGGAATACCGACGGACTATTTATATACTCGAATCTACCTACTTACATACGGAGGCAACTGGGAACATGACCAATATCGAAGGCATGAACAGGGCGGAGTCGGGGCTCTACCGGATGCAGGAGAGAATCCTGGCATCGGCGAGGTGGGCCAAGATGCTCCAGAAGGTGGACTTCGGGAAGGAAATCACACCATACAAGCTCGTGCCCATCGAATTGAACGGCAGACTCAAGCAGTACCTCGCCCAGGCATCCTCGGACAAGATCGAGTTCTCCAAGGACTATGTGAAGAGGGCAACATCGAAGCAACTGACGAGCACCATGAAGCACGAGATGGCCCATGTGATACTACTCCAGAACGGCATCTCAGACGGCCACTCGCCTCTCTACAAGACCTGCTGTTTCGTGCTCGGACTTCACAGGCCGGACCACATGGAAGGCGCATACAACTACAAGCACGTCTGCTCGGTCTGCGGTTGGTGGCAGAAGTCGATGAAGAGGCACGAGAAGATAGGGCACACGTGCGGGAGGAACTTCAGGTATCTCGTGAGCAAGACCGAGTATGGGAAGCTCGCTAGAATCGCCAAGGTCGGTTCATCCATCGTGCCTATCAACATCAATCTCTATCAGGTGATGGAGGTCCAGAAGATAGATCAGAACCTGAAGCTCAAATCGGTAGAAGTACAACCAGAGGAGAAGGGAGAGAAATGACCGACTACAGATGCGAGATGCCATATTGCCGAAGTCCGCCTTGGCTCAGAGTCAATGGCCGCGACCTCTGCGAGAAGCATTGGAGCGAGATGTGCGCCAGAGACCACGAGGAACATAAGAAGGTGAAGACGTGACCGACAAGGCAATCATCTTAAGAGCGAAGCACGCTGACGGGATGTATGTCGCGAGGATCGAGTTCGCGAAAGAGAGAACCGAAGAGATCGCCCAGGTGCTCAGACAAGCCGGGTTCGAGGTCGAGATACGTGCAACCCCCGTCTGGTAAGTCTATCCCCATCCGTTGTTCCAGGTGCGGGCACAAGTGGGAGTACACCGGCACGAAGAGGGAGCTAGCGGTCCGGATCGGCGCGGGTAGCTTCAAGGTCAACTGTCCCTCATGTGCAACGAGTTTTATGGTATCAGTCAGTAGTTTGTAAAGTGCCGATTCGCAACCTTAATATACCGTGTATGACTACTAAGCGGACGCCGCGGAGCGAATGTTCCCGGTCCCCCACTTGTGTCAACAGTTGAGGATTGTGTTCACGGACTCCGCGGCACCTATTCGGTTAGTAAGATTATTAACGGAATGGTGATACTGGCAACCATTAAATAGCCCGCCCGCTAATATCCGAGGCGACACAAGTGGCGGAAGGGACATGGAAACGGATTCACAGCAAACGACTCGGCCAGCACATTTTTCAGTGAGTAAGCCAATGGGGGGGTCCGATGGACAATCGCCTTTGGAGGCGGTGTCTATCCTATGTCGGGGAAATGAAGGAACGCAACTTGAACACACAGTACATCAGCCAGACACGAAAAACACTCCGATCATTTGCGGAGTTCAACGAATCGAAAGGGAATCTGTCTGCGAAGGGAATCACATCGGAGACGTTGCGAGAGTACATGAGTCGATACGCGAACAAGAGTGCGGCCTACCAGAGATTCAACTATGCGATCATCAGAGGGTTTCTGGTATTCGCGGAGCATCCTCTAGCACTCAAGTTCAAGTATCGCGCTCAGGGAAGGGGCCGGAGGGTTCGTTGGCTCACGGTCCTGGAAACGGAGAAGGTCTTGACCTCAAGGATGAAACCGAGGGAAGCACTCGAAGTAACGAGTGGGCTACTTGCGGGTATGCGCAGATGCGAAGTCCTGCGATTGACCGTGAGGGACGCGAAGGATGCCCTAAGAACAGGGGAGATAACGGCATACGCGAAGGGAAAGACGAGATTGATACCGGTGCATCCCGAGTACACGCAGGTCTTGAACGTATATCTACAATCGACGGACTTGAGCGACGACTCGCCTCTGTTGCCCATCTCGCAACAGTCATACGCTTGGATACTGCGAAGGGTGGGAGAGAGGCTGGGAATCCCGCTCAGTTCGCACGTGTTGAGAAGGACGTGCTTGACCAGGCTCCGAGAGGCGAACGTGGAGTTAGACGTCATAAGCAGGATCGCGGGGCACAGTTCCGTCGAGATGACTCAGCGATACATTCAGACGGATGTGCGCGAGATGAAGGAAGCGATACTGAAACTCTCGGTTCCAACGACCGAACAGAGCAGATAGCCAGAGTAGAAAACACTCTAAATAATCATTTGAATCCACCCGACACCTGGATAGAACTAGCTTCGTACGTCAACCCATTGGACCGGTACGCGGTCTTCAACAGCTTTAGCACTGACAAGCACGGGGCGAGGCGCGTCATCCCCCATCGCTCCGTGTCTCATTTTCCGGAGGCGGTCTAGATGAATTCCGATTCTCCACTCATCATTGATGGTACTGAGTACGAACCTTGCACGGAATGTGAAGGGGACAGGTGCGCTGATCCTCAATATGTTTGCATCAAGGCGGTCCACCGTTGCCCAAAATGTACGCGCAAGATAACCGAGACTCCTGGGGCAGAGCTTTCCTGTTCTTATTGTGGCTGGAGGGAGAGACCGTGATAAAGAAGCAGATGAGGGCGTGCTATCAATGTGAGTATCTCGGCTCTGACGAGAGATGCAAGGTGTCCGGGGTGATGGAATGTTACTATGATCCAACCGAGTTTGGGCATCAATTGGCCGAACGACCCAAGATGAGGATGTTCAAGCAACGCAAAGACCAACCAGTCCTCATCGACGAGTTTCTTGGCAATTTCGAGGATGTGATTTCGTGCCTGAGATGCGGACGGACGACGGCGGCAGATGTCATTGTTTGTGATGTCTGCGCACGAACCGGAATTGTGAACCCATGACTGAGAAAACCGATGAGCACGCGGAATTGCTTGTCGAACTAGCACTTGAGCGAAAGCAGGTGACGGAAGACTTCGAGCACACCCTTTTCAGATGCGCTCACTGCGGACAGATGTTCTGCCCCGATTGCGACCTACCTCAAGGAACGAAAGACGTAATCGACCACGCCCCCGTCTGGTGCGGGTTGTGTCTCGACGTGAACACTTCCCTTCACACTTACGCGAATATGATTTTGGACAGATTGGAAGCAAAGAAAGGAGGAACAACTCAATGAATGATTGCGACAAGTGCAGGAATTTCGAACCGAAGGAGACCCGGAAACTGACTGGGTACATTTGCAGAGAATGCAACGGACTATGCGTCTATGCGCAAATGGTGGAACCCGAGCACCGACCGACGGGTTGCCCATCCTATTATGGTCCGCACCAATCGAAATGGATTCCGTTCTACGGCAAGGTGGTCGAATGACCGAAGACCCGAAACTCACAGAACTCAAGATGATTTCCCAGTTGTGGGCACCTCTCTACGAATCCATCTACAAGACAATGGGATTTGTGGAAGGGAACGAGGCGAGGACGTCCGCGACCGCGACGGTGTTCATATCTACCAAAGACGAGTGGAAGAGCGCCGAGTACGAGAGGAAGCAGGAAGCGAGGAAGCACCCGATACAGATGCCCGTTCCGCCATCGACACCCACGCCCGAGTTCAAGACCGCGCTCGAACTGAGCAAGGAAGACCCCGCGAAGCCGACACCGGAACCTCCGAAGACCGAGCCGTCTAAGATTGACGAGCCGAACGCCAATATGTTCGGGACTGATAGATGGGGGAAGGCGTGGCCGACCTCGCTTACGTGTATGAACCTAGTGCCTACCAAAGAAGATTCTAAGAAGTTCGAGTTGTGCGGGGGTATCGCGAAGGTTCACCGGTCCGCCAAACCAGAAAACGCGGGGTCCATCTTCGCGATCTGCCCGAAGTGCAATCACTTCCTGAAGCACGATGGGAAGGCCGGCAAGTTGGCGACCCCTCAGGAGTGAATAGATGGAAACTGAAAGCGTCACAGTCGACCCGTTTGCGAAGGCGAAGAAGCTTTCGTTCACGGACTTGACAGGAGCGGGAAAGGCGGTTGCGGTAAGTCCTAATGAACGGTGTGTCGGGCATGAATCCGTCGAGGGTCGCACTGCCCCCGACTCTCAAACCATTTCGAG